CTACAATAGCATCATAATCCATATTATCATAATCAGAGTAAGCCATAGTACGTAAGTACTGCCAGTTTATACCAATTTGAGAACCCAATAATGAGGTGGAGGCAGGTGAATATAAACGATTATATCTGTCTACTAAAGAATTAGTAGCTATGTCTCCAGAACGTTGAATTGAGTCAACATCCATTACTTTTAATTCATTTCCACCTTGATTACGAATAATTACATCTGTTGAAAACAGTCGTTGTAATCTAGTGAATAAACTTTTGTCAGCCATTTTTTATGTTTTATTATATACTATAAATATTTACAAAATCCAACTAATGTCCTCCATTCCTTTATCTGTTTCTAGTAGGTATGGATTTTTTATTTGGTTTTGATTATATGCGCCAATATATGTAGTTTTACTCATATTGCCTAGTGTAGCACGAGTCATGTCATGAGATTGTTGTTGAAATTTTAATGAAGTATCTCTTAAAAACATCCCTGTACCAAAACTCATAACTAAGTCATCATTATAACCTGATTGGGCTTCAGGTCTACCATTTTTCCAAATAAATACTTTCATTTCTTCAAGTAATCTTTTAGAACGAATAGTAACACTTCTATCACCTACATACTCTCTAAATTTATTAACAACTAAAGGTCTAGTACGCATTGACATAGTAAATCCAGGTGTCATATCAGAACTACCTTCAAATACTCTTAAGTAGGATTCAGCAGTTAAATGATCTGATTTTGGAGAATGATATAAATTACGATAACCTCTTTCAATAATAGCATCTAATGTAGCCCAACCAATTGAAGCATTTTCTACTACTAACATTGCATTATTATATTCAGATCCTAAACCAACTAAAAAATATCCAAAGTCTTTAGGTGGTAATTGTCCTTTATATTCTGCTACTTGTGTATTAGTTGCAATATCAATTACGTGGGCTGCAGATGAATCTTTACCATCACCTCTAGCTACATCTGCTACTATCATATATTCACGAGAATAATCAGCTGGTTCCCATACCCAAAGATTTTGGTCAGCTCCTCTACGTTCAAGAGGTTCTTTAATGGTTGTTTCTTTAATAAATTCTAACCACTCATTGTAAAATACTATATCACCTGAGGTGCTAAAATCACAGTCACATTCTTGGGCTGCTAATCTAGGATCTCCTAATAATTCATCTTGGCGTTTTCTCCAATCCTCATTCCTTTCCGGATGGACAAACCAAGGTAACTTGATAGGTAAAAAGTCGTTTTCTTGGTTCTCTGCTGATACCCATGTCTTGTGAAACCAGTTTCCAGTTCCATAAGGTGTTGAAAGTACAATTGCTCCTCCACCTGTTGCTAAAGTTTGTTGTGATGATGCCCATATTTCTCCAATTTGTTCAATAAATGCTGCTTCATCCACTATCAGTAGAGATACGGCTTCTGATCGACCAGCATCACTTGATGCTGAAGTAGCTTTAATTTGAGATCCGTTACTTAATCGTAATGTTAATTTGTTATTTTCTTCAGCTTCAATTTTTAACCATGAAGGTAAGTTATCAAACATGAATTTAACTTTCGTTACCATGTTTTTAGCTGTTTCCTGTTTAGTTGCAATACACAGCACATTTTTATCCTTTTGGAATAACATTAGCCACAAAGAATACCCTGCGGCCAATGTTGAGATACCCAACTGTCTAGACTTCAATACAACTGAATATGGGTTATCTCTCCAAAGTTTTAATACTTTATCTTGAAAAGGATATAAATTAAATATTACTCGACCTCTTTGTGGGTGTTGAATATTACAGTATTTTTTCATAAAATGAGCAGGATCACCTGCACACTTAATGTATTCTTCTCTTATTATTTGTTTTAAGTCTTGACTCATATTATTTGGAAAATTGCCAATAAATGCCAGCACTCAACATAGGTTGAAACTGATTATTGACTCCTATTCCTGCTCTATAAATAATCTTTCCTTCTCTTTCATATAATCCATCTAAAGAAATATGGGTTAAATTTAAACCAACAGAAGGACCAGCAAATAAAGCATATTTTCTAACAACCTGTTTAGTTATAGTAGTTTCCATAATTTTATGTCTAATACTAGACAATAAGCTATTATTTATGGAGTCAATAGGTGATTGTGAGTATATTTTTGTATAAAAAATAGCAGTAAATGAATCTGTTTTATACTCAAAAGTATCATTTGTTGTATATTTTTTATGATTTACAATAGTAATGTTACCTGTTGAGTCAATAATAGTATCATGTATCCAACGAATTACAGGAACAGGTTTAATTTTAGTTTTACCTTTTACTTTAATTGTATCATGAACATAAGATACTTTAGTTAATGTGTCAATACTAGTAACAATAGTTTCTCCAGAACATTTAGTAAGCCAAATGATAATAAAAAATAAAATTGCTATAACTATATAAGGAAAACCTTTTTTCATATTAATCTTCTTCTTCTGATGGAGGAAGGATAGCTTTTTCTAATGCTTTTTTTTCAACAGTTAATTTTTTTAACTCGTCTTTAATTTTTTCTTTTTTATCACCTTCAGCACTTTTATATTCTTTAGCTAATCCTTTCATTTTAGCTACAAGTTTTTGTAATTTACTTGAGGCTGTAGTGATTGAATCTTTTTTATTAGCGGCTGCTGATGCTTGTTTATCTAATGTATCTTCATCAGGGGTTGTATCTTCATCCTCATCTTCTGATAGAATTTCTACAATGTATTCTTTAATTTCTTTTTTAAATTCATATAATCTCATGGTTATAAATATTAACCAAAAATTGTCTCTATCATTTTTGCAATACGTTCTTCAGTTGTACCTTTTAATTCAACAAAATGTTTAATTTTATGATTACTCCTATATAATACTAATTTAATTATATTATCAATAGTTTCTCTATATTTTAAATCAGTTGTTCTAACTCCATTATCCTCCATTTCAACGCCTTCAGGAGACACATAAAATACATAATCATACTCACCTACTAATTTATAAGCAGCATCACAAAATGCTTCAGCATCATAATAATCAATTGATTTAGCTGCTTTAGTAAATGCCATTACATCAATTACTGTACGATCTGTAATAATGTTTTCATTCATTAATTCAGCACAACGTTCAGCTAAAAATACAAATTGACCTTTTAATGTAGAATCAGTATTCAATGGAATACCTAAATCACGTAAATACTTAGAACGCTCAGTAGCAAAATTATAACCTTCAAATTCAGGTAAATTCATTAAAGCATTTACCAATGTAGTTTTACCTACACTCATTGTTCCACATAAACCTATCTTCATATTAGTTTCTATTTTGACCTGCTTGACCTATTGCTGTTTTATACCATGGAAGACCTTCACGATTACGTCTAGCTTCTTTCCATCCATCCTCAGTGTATTGAATACCATGAATATGATATTCACGTTTACGTTTATCACCTTCAGGAATTAATGCTGGTCCTTCCATGTTGTGTAATTTACCTTCCCACACCCAAGCAATAGTACCATCAGCTTTAACTAATTTTTTAGCTGGTTGAAATTTATTTTTATCACTCATAATATTAATATAACATATTTTTTATAAAAAGCCAAACTTATCTCCAGTGAATTAAATCTCCATTTACATCACCCCAATCATCAGCTGTTACAAATTTTTCTACAGATAAAATACCTTGTGCTCCTGATACTGTAATTCCTCTAGCTGATAAAGCATCTCCTACAAAGTGAACATTTGGATAATCAACTAATGCTAAATCTTTAGGATAAACAAGTGGTTCAGGTGAAAGATATTTTACCTCAGGAACATAAACACCCCAATCATCTTTAAGGGTTGGAAATACTTTTTTCATATCTTCAATAAAATCCTCTATGTAATTCCAATACTCACCCATTCCGTGTTTTATAATATCTAAACTATCAATTTGAATTGAGCTAACTTTTTCACCTTCTGATGTTGATGATGGTTTACGAGATGGACTATAATATAAACCAGTACTCTTTGATTGTAATTTATTTACTACATCTCTAGACCATTCAAATGGATTATCAATG